ATCCGTGAGGCGAAATTTTTTTAAGCTTATTATGTTTACGAAAGAATCTGCTAAGCTTTACTTTCATAGTCGCAGCCAAAAGCCATCCCCCTATGTCATTCGTAAAAATATAATTCAAATCATGTTTGTAAGGCACACCAGCCTGGAAATATTCTTTTATTTGCTGTCGTTTCCAGAGTTTCAAAACATTCAGAGTTTCATCATCTAAGGTGATAACCCTCTTACTCCTTTTGGTTTTAGGGTCCTGAACAGTTTGTTTTTTACCAATCACGACAGCCGTGCGAGAAATGCTTAACCGTTTATTTTCAAAGTCAACATCTGACCACATGAGTCCGATAGCTTCTCCAGTTCTCAAGCCAGAAAAAGCGAGTAAGTGGAAAAAAGTGTAGTCTACAGGCTTAAAATTTGCTTTGGAAACTTTAAGAAAATCCGTTAGCTCCTGCTTTGTATAGTAGTTTTCTTTGCCCTTTAAGGGTTTATTTTTAGGCTTGATAATCTTATCTAAGGGATTTGACTTAATGATGTCAAGGGAAGTGGCATACTTGAAAATACGGCTAATAACAGAGTAGTAATTAGAATAGAGGACATAGCGATTGCTTAACTTTATAGCAACCTTTTGACAATAAGCGACACTGATCTGCTTAATCTTCATATCTGTGAAATATGAGTCAATCATAACATCAAGTTTCTTCTTAGTGTTCTGATAAGTTGTTGGTTTTACAGTGCTCTTGTAGCTTTCAAGCCATAACTCAGCAACTTCAGCGAATGTAGGGTCCTGGGAATCTTTATTGTTTGAAAAACCATTTTCTTCAACATCTAAGAGAAGATCACGTTCGACTGCCTTGGCCTCTTTGATGGTTTTAAAACCACGGCGTGTTGTGCGTTTTTCTTTTCCAGTTGCAGGGTCTATGCCCAGGTATGTTTGAAAGAGGTATCTAGTCTCTCCTTTTTTTGTAATGTATTTTTTTATCATAAAATGTCCTTTCTTTTCGATTGCTTGCCCGCATAGTTGAAAAGGTGTAGAATTTATGATAAACTATAGTTGTATTTTTTTATCATCTTTTCCATTGCTTGCTTGATGGAAAGTTGAACCCTCACGCTCAAAGATTGCCGTCGGAGAGTGTGGGGCTTTTTTTATTTTATTTCAGAATTTTCATTTCTCCTTTGTACTCTTGAGATATTTGAGTTTTATCAGAGTCTGAGGTATAAACAAGCAGTTGAGGTGTATCTTTTTCTAAATCAACATTGTAGCCTTTTTCTTGAGCCCACTTTTCAAAAATGGTATTCTTAGCTTTCAAAAATTCATTTGAAATATAGATTTTACGACTAGTGCTTTCGTTTTTCCAGCTTTCTCCGATTCGTACAGAAAGGTTTTTATCATCCCCTCCAGGAACAAAATCAACCTTTTCTCCTTTATCAAGAACTTCAGCGTTCTCTTTAAAGTATAAAGCGAATTCCTCACCTAATTCTTTAGTCATTTTAAATTTCTGCTCAACCGTTGTTGATGTTGTTTTTTCAGTTTTAGCAGCAGTATTTTTAGGTGGAGTGTTTAAAATGCCATTTACAACACCAATAGACACGATAGCAATCAGCACCCAAAACCATACTCTTTTATAAATTGGCTTAGAATTTGTTCTTTTGTTCATGTTTTTCTCCTTTTAATTTTCAATTGGCATGAAGTTTCCGACTATTTTTCCAATGATTCTTGGATCTTCGTCATACGGTGCGAATTTATCTTTATACTTGTTATTGATAGAGACGAGTCTAAGACCGTCTTTTTCTTTATAGACCTTCTTTATATAAGTTTGGCCATCCCAATCGACTGCATAAACGGCACCATCGTAGTCAAAACCTGTTTCTTTGATTAGAACGACCTCTCCATTCATGTACTTAGGTTCCATTGAGTCTCCAAAAACCCAAGAAGCAAAATCGTGGTTTAGGTCTTTGTCATAAAAAACAGTGTCATAGTTCCCATCGTTGAAGTATGAAAATCCAGTACCAGCTGATAGCTTTTCAAAAACACGGTATTCAAAAAGCTTTTCCTCAATCATAATCACTTTATTATTCTGCTCTTTTAATTGTTCATTAGCATAGTTCAGAATTTTTTGTTTTCTTGGAGTTGATAACTTTACAACTTTTTCAGTGATTTTTTGAACAAGAGGGGAAGTAGGGATTTTTAGTTCTTTTACTTCTTGAGTTTTATCCTCTATCAAGTCCGATTTGTTTACTCCGAAATAGTCTGCAAGTAATTCGATCTTTCCTATTCGAGGATAAGTTATGCCTTTTAACCAATCTCTTACAGTAGTGTACTTCAATCCGAGATCAGAACAGAGCTTATTTCTATCAATCCCTCTGCTGCTCATCAAATTTTCCAAGTTCGCAGAGAAAATTTCTTTACTTTTATTATTACTCATTTGTATCACTCCTTTATATAGAATATATTACGGCAAAAACGCAAAAAAGTAAAGAAAAAAATAAAAAAATACGAAAAAAACGCAAAAAACACTTGACATTGCGGTTTAACCGCATTATAATATAATCATAGTTGAGTCAGTCAATTATAAAAAATGTTAGAAAGGACAGTAAAATGCCAAAAATGACTCTTAAAACATTGCGAACGCTAAAGAACTGGCGACAAGTGGACGCAGCTAAGGCCCTTGATGTCTCTGCTGATACTTGGGGAAATTGGGAGCGAGGTAAAACAGAGCCTACTGTAACGCAGGCTTATCAAATCGCTACTGCTTTTGATGTGTCTATTGATGACATTATTTTTTTACACAACATTGCGGTTTAACCGCAAAAAGGAAAAGGCTTAGAAAGGATTATTATGAACGAAAAGAAACAAAATAATGATCTCATCAAAGAAATTATTGAGAAACATTTTGAAAATATGGTTGATGATATTTTGGAACACACAGAAACTTACTATGAAGCTTTAGGAGCTATTAGTAGCATCCAAGAAAGCAAGGTCCCGAATATGCTTCACTTAGCTGATTGTTTGGGAAAAGCTATCAGAAAGCGTGCTATGCAACAAAAAACACCTAATCATCAAAATTAGGTGCTGGAAGATTACGCATTTGAGGAGAATAACAAAAAAGCACCTGACGGAAATCAGGCGCATACTAAAATAATTAAAACCATTATATCACAAAAATGCTTGCCCGCATAGTTGAGAGGATGAAAAAAATGGAAGGTATAACGTTACAATTACGATTGGACGGAGAAAGTGCTGAATTGTTCACGAATCAATTATTGGCTTTTGCTGAAAAGCAGGTCAAGGAGCAGTTAGAGAATGATCGCATGCCAATCAATCAACAAACTTTGATGAAGAAGTTCGGCTTTACGCACGGATATGTGAAGCAGTTAGAACGTAAAGGATTAAGATTTCGTAAGCAGGGGAAAGATACTATGTACGATGTCAATGATGTTTATGAGATTTTGGAATTAGAAAAACAAGTACGGAAATTAAGAGCGTAAGGAGAACAAAATGACAGAACCAACTGTATCAAGCCAATTGCTTGGCTTACTAGTTATTTTTATCGGGTTCTTTATCCTGATGATATTTACAGCTAAAAATGAAAAATCGGATGAGCAAAATGTAGTGATCATCATCGAAGAAACTGAGGATTTTAGAGAAGTTGCCCGAAGAAACTTGAAAAATAGTGATAGGAAATCCACCTATGATACCCAGCCACCTACAGGACTGGCTTCATCGCTTGAGGATGTACCACAAGTTTTTAGAGCATGCATCGAAGATTATGACAGACTGGCTCAGGACTACCTGGAAGAAGCAGGTAATAATGATTTTCTAAGAAAGCAAAATACAGGCCTCTTAGAAGAAAATGGGCGTTTGCTTTATCAGGAAATGACTATGAATTTCCGTCAGAATCCAAGAAAATGGAGGGCAAAGACATGAGTGTTAGTCGTGAAATGAGTGAGATGGAAATCCGTGTGTTAAACATGATCATGAATTGCGCGACTTTCGACCTGCCCATTCAAGCGAGTGAAATTCGTATCGAAACCGGACTTTCAAAACGTAAGTTAGAAGAAGTCATTGAAAGTCTTCGAGTTAATTTTAGACATCCAATTGTGGCTAAGAAGACGAAACCAAACGGATACTACTTACCACAGAGTGAGGAGGAGCGACAAGCTGGTCTAGCTCCCTATCGTAGACAAATCTTAACCGAGCAGAAGAACCTTGCTGCTGTTATGAACATCGATTTAGAAAGATACTGGAGGAATAGGGCATGAGTGAAGATTTTAGAATACTACCTCATGATCTAGTCGCAGAGCAGTCGGTTCTGGGGGCAGTCTTTATTTCACCAGAAACGATGACATCGCTGGCAGACGAATTGACTCCAGATGATTTCTACAAGCCTGCAAATAAGATAGTGTTTAAAACCATGTTGTCTCTGCTTGAAAAAGGTGAGCCAATCGATGCTACCACTATGGTGTCAGCTCTTACCAATCAGGGTGATATCTCAAATATTGGGGGTGTGACATATGTTGTAGAGTTGGTAAATTCAACACCAACTTCAAAAAATGTGGAGCATTATGCCAAACTGGTTAAAGAAAAGTCTATGCTTCGAAAGGTAATCGCTGACTTGTCAGAGTCTCTTTCTAGCGCATATCAAGGCGATGTATCAATCAGTGATATCATTGCTAAAACTGAAAAGTCTATGCTAGATATCAGTAATCAAAATGCAGGGACAGGATTTCGTAATGTGGCCGATATCCTTGATACACATATGCAGATAGTCGAGACTCGCTCACAGACAGATGGATTCGTAACTGGTCTATCTACTGGCTTTGTCGGATTGGATAAGATTACAACAGGCCTTCATAAAGGGAATCTTATCATCCTTGCTGCTCGTCCTGCTATGGGTAAGACGGCACTAGCCTTGAACATCGCAAAGCATGTGGCTACGATGGAAAGAAAGCCTGCTGTCATTTTCTCGCTTGAAATGGGAGCAGAGGAATTGATTGAGCGCATGGTGGCATCTGAGGGTATGATTCCAGGTTATCATTTGAAGACTGGAAATCTTAGTACTGATGAGTGGAAAAGACTTGTACATGCACAAAGCAATCTCTATGATGCGCCTATTTTCGTGGATGATACTGCCGGTATTCGGATTTCAGAAATACGGTCAAAAGCTAGAAAATTATCTCAAGAAATGGGCGGTCTAGGCATTATCATCATTGACTACTTGCAGTTGATTACTGGTTCAAAGAGGGAGAATCGTCAGCAGATTGTTTCTGAAATTTCAAGGGAATTGAAGATACTAGCAAAGGATTTGAGGGTTCCTGTCATAGCCTTATCGCAGTTGAGTCGGTCGGTTGAGCAGAGGCAGGACAAGCGCCCAATGCTATCAGATTTGCGAGAATCTGGTTCGATTGAGCAAGATGCAGACATTGTAGCTTTCTTATATCGTGATGCCTATTATCAGAAAGAGCAAGCTGACAGTCAAGAAGCGAATAACGTGACGGAGCTGATCCTAGAAAAGAATCGACATGGTAGTCTAGGGACAGTGAAGTTGTATTTTCACAAAGAATACACAAAATTTTCAAGTGTGGAGGGTAGAAATGATTAAAAAAAGTGAAGTCACTGGTTTCTTATCGTTTTTCAAATTTCCAAAGCCATTCATCTATGATGAAAAATATAAGACTTTGAGCAATAACGCTAAAATGCTCTATATGCTTCTGTTTGATAGGTTAGAACTATCTTTAAAAAATGGATGGCATGATAAAGAGGGGAACGTTTTCCAGTATTACACAAATGAACAGTTGATGATTGACTTAAATTGCAACAGCAACAAGACGATTATCAAAATCAAAAAGGAATTGAAAGATGCTGGTCTAATGACGGAAGTCAGACAAGGTATGAACTTACCAAACCGTATTTATCTTGATGTTCTTAATGGAAGTGTAGAAAGTACATTTCAGGAAGTGCAAAAAGTACACATTGGAAGTGTAGAAAATACACTTTCGGAAGTGCAAAAAGTACACACAATCAAGACTGAGAATACTAAGACTGAGAATAACAATAATAAATTGTTGATTTGTAAAGAAGTTATTTCTTATCTCAATTTGAAAGCTAAGAAGAATTTCAAGGTTGACACTGCTAGTCATCAAAAATTTATCAAGGCAAGGCTAAAAGAGGGCTACGTCCTTGAAGATTTTAAGAAGGTTGTGGACATCATGGTCGCTAAGTGGGAAGGTACAGAGTATGAACAGTATCTCCAACCACAAACACTTTTTGGCAATAAGATGGACAATTATCTGAATCAACCTATGACACGAAAAGTCCACTCTTTTCAATCAGCAGTTGATGAAAGGCTAGGATTTTAGATGAAACAGTTTAAACAATTTAGAACTAGAACCGTCCTTGATGATGTCTGTGAAATCCATGGATGCCATCTTTGGTCTGTTAAGATTCCCATCAAGGGCAAGATTGAGGAAATCAGTCAATGTCCTGAATGCGAGAAAGAGAACATTCGTCTCTTTGAAAAGCAGTTGAATATGGAATCTGAAGTTAAAAGCAAGCTATCGGACACTTACGAGGTCTTTGCTCGTGACAGTATCGTTTCAACTAAGCTGGCAAGTAAGTCACTACATGACTATGAGATTCAGGTTGATATTGATGAAAAGGCTATGAATTTCGTGAAGCGATTGGAACGCTGCTATGCCAAAGGTGAAACTGGCAATGCTATCATCACAGGACCTTCTGGTGTTGGTAAGAGTCATCTGACCTATGGATTAGCTCGGTTTCTCAATGAGCAGTTCAAGTCTTATGATGAACCTAAAAGCGTGCTCTTTGTGTCAGTCGTTACTTTATTTGATAAGATTCGTGAAAGCTTTGAGTTTGATAATGGCTATTCAGAAGCGAAGATGGTCAAGCTATTGTCTGAGGTTGATTTTCTTTTCTTGGACGATCTTGGGAAAGAGAGTCGAAAGGCCGACACGAAGCGGAATGAGTGGGCGCATCAGATATTATTCAAGATCCTGGATAATCGGACGAATACGATTATCAACACGAATCTGTCTAGTGAAGAGATTAAAGAACTTTACTCGGACGATTTCGGGAATGGTGCTTTATCAAGTCGTATCTTTGAGGGAGCGACAGGCAGGTGCTTTGTGTATCCAGCTGGGATGAAGGATAGGAGGTATTGATTATCAAAAAAATGACAGTCTGGGCACTTTTTGATAGTGGGAATGGTTCTTACTTCAAGGGTGCTAACTCTCTGAATAGTTCGGGGGGGGGGCGAATATTGAAATCTATTCAGTCGGAATAGATATAGAAAACAAGAACAATCATTTTATAAATCTGGACCTTGCTGATTACAAACGTTTATTTGGAGATAACACGCTCTTTGACGTGTTAGACAAATTACCAAAACCTGACCTTGTAATAGCTAGTCCACCATGTGAATCATGGTCAAATGCTTCTGCAATGGAAAATGGAAATGCGTGTTGGAAACGCAATGATGTTTCTGATAGCTTGTTCGCTCCACAAGTAAGACCTTCACCGTTCACGATCAGGGCAAATCAGGATTATGAGTCAGCCTATATAAATTATCAGTACGACAGGCAATTTTTAAAAAGGGTCAATGGCGAGCTAACAGCTTTCAACACAATAGAAATCATAAAAAGATATAGACCACAATTTTGGGTTATTGAGAATCCAGCTGCTGACAGATTGTGGCCTTACATTGAGGATATTATCGGATTCAGAATTCCATACAAAAATCTAGCTAGATACAATAATTATGATTATCCTTTACAAAAACGGACGATTTTTGGAAGCAATATTGAACTTAATCTTAAAAATAAAATTAT